GGCATGGCTGGGTCCGTCAAAAAAACGCTATGAGTGGTTGCTTCTGTTTTCCTTGCTGGGGTTGGGTTTGCGGTGCGTTCGCGTTGTAGGTGTACGCCGAATTGTTGGCCGCGTCGGCTGTTGCATGGCTTACAACTGGGCACCAAGTTATCGAGCGCGTGTGAACCACCACGTAATGGTTCTAATAGGTGGTCTGCGGCTGTTGCTTCGCGTTGACCGCACCAATGACACATAGGGTTATCGGCTAATAGTTTCTTGCGGTTGGCTAGGTACTCGCTGTTGCCGTTATGTGCTGCCACGTTATGACCTTACCGATACTGACGCGCCGCGTTCGCGGCTTGTCCTCGGGTTTATGTGTTGTAGTTCCATGTCGGGCTAGTCCTTTGTGTCGGTTTGTTATCGTTATGTTTGTGCGTGTTCTTAAAGCCTAATGCTGTAATGCTCTACCCTTCGGGCTGCCTCAATCCGAATACCTTTGCATTACGCCTGGTTATGTTTACAGGCCGCCCCAACGCTTGGCGTTATTGCTTTCGTCTATCAGTTTTAACGCGCGTTGGTCTAACCACGTTCCCGTGGATTAACCCCGCGCCCTGCGAACGGCGTACGGTCTTGTTACTAACCAGTTGTTAAGTCTGTTATTTATCGGTGCGCGACAATAGCACGGCACAAGCCACCATAAAGGCAACTGCTAACCAGGCTTTTAAATTCATGGGAACGCCCTTCGTAATGCTTCAAGCGCTAAATATAATTCGTCTTGTGATGTTTCTAACGCTTTAGTTGTTTCGTCTAATAGCCGTTTAACTTCGTCTAGTTGGTGGTATAAATCCATGTTTAGTTTGCGTAAGTCTTGTAGCTGGTCGTGGCTTCCGTAGTTGCTGTTGTATCGGGTCATTAGTCTAAGTCCAATAATGTTTGGGCTAATTTTAAAACTGCTTCTAAGTTTTGTACGCGTTTTTCAAGTTCTACTATTCGACGGTTAGCGTGGTCACGTTCGCGCGCTATCGCTGTCATATGGTCGTGTAATCTGTCGTACTCGTCGTTTGGGTTCCTCATGATTTCCAAGCCTCGATTACTTTAGACGCTTGGCCTATTGTCAAGGTTTCTAGTACCACATCGTCGGCGTTTAGTAACAGCTGTATTGCTTCAAGTGTTGCCAGGTCGTCTAGTTCCCTGCCTTTAGCAAGTGCTTTAATCATGTAAAGCTGCTTAGGGCTGGCGTGTACGCCGCCGCTTGTAGATGAACGCATAGGCGTTATGGTGGCTTCGTGGCCGTCTAAACGTGCTTCGACTTCGTTACGGCTAGCAATCGACTTAGCAACGCCGCAACCCATATAACCCAACGCGCGCCCAAGTGCAGACGTCATACCTACCATGTATTCGCTGCGCTTTGTGTAAGGCGTGTTACCTGGGAACGGTTCGGCTGCAGACGCTATAACCGGTATTGGGTCTGCTATGTCGCGCCACACGGTTACGGTGCAACGTATAAACGTCGAGCCGTCGGGCATTGTTATTACTTGGTTATCGGTTTCTTGTATGCGTAAATCGGGCCAGCGCTTTAATGCTTCCGCCAGGCGTGTTGGTACGTCTACGTAGTTATCTAGGTTAAAGGCCATTGGATACCACCACGTCGCAATTTTGCACCTTGATTACTTGCATTACTTTTGCATATTCTTTCGCGCCATAATGCCCGTTACTGTTTTTTGGGTCCGCGCAATTAAGCAACACATTTAGCAACCACTCGCCAGCGTCTAGGTCGTCGGCTTCGTAATCATGCATCGCAACCAGCAACGTAACTTTTTGTAGTTGGGTGTTGGGTGTTTCTACTTTTTCTTTCATGTCGGGTTATCTTTCTGTAGTCGGGTTTATTTTTTAAACGTACCGTAGCACAAGGTAGTCACACGGTAGGTAAATCCTCGATTGGCTCTAAACGGTCTGTTGTAACCCAATAAGCGCCGCCGCTTGTGTCTGCGTTGTTTTGTAACCAATGGGTTTTAGTTGGTATTTGGTGGCCCCATGTCCAGCCCCTAATTTTGTAATGGCAGTCAAACAACTGCACTAAAACAAACGGGCTGGCCTTAAAGGTGGTTGCCTGGTTGCGGGGAACTATTAGGTTTATTTCGTCGTTTATGCAGCGTGTTGACTTAATTTGATATACGCCTACGTCACCTACAGCCCAGGCTTGTTGGTCTAGTGCTATGCCGAAATGGTCTGCAAACACTATTTCGCCTAGCGCGCCGTCGATATATTTTTGTAGGCCGGGTGCGAATTGTTTACGCGCGCCGCTTGGGTGTGCGCCTTCGCCGTAACTGTTGTAGTTAGTAGTTCCGTAACTGATTGCGTCGGCTAATTGCTGTTCGGTGTATAGCCGTTCGTATGTTTCTTGCATGGTGTCGGGTCCTTTAATGGTTTGCGTTTGGTACAGGCTTTTAAATCTTTATGGCTGTATAACTTTTTTGTTGGGTTTGTTTTGTGGGGTGTTTCTTTTAATGTTTGCCCGCACAAGTCGCAAATCATATACCAATGATTACGGCCATGGCGGCGGTGATGACAGCTGCAGCGAATTTGTGTTCGTCGCTTGGGGTGCCGTTCAAATACTTTTCTTTAAGTATTGCCAGTTCGTCTAGCAATATCGAGTGGTCAACGGGTTTAGGTGCTGGTACAAAATTTGGTCTAAATACTTCGTCTACAAAATTTTTAAATGTTTCTGCGTACTTTTCTGTATACATCTGTCGGGTACTTTCTGTTAGGCCTGGGTCGGGTATTGGGTATTCGGTCATAGGTTAGGCAAGCGCCATGGACCGTACCCCGAATTATGCCATATGGCTAATGCGGAGTTTGTGTTAATTACAGGGTCGAATAGTTGTTCGCACGTTTCAAGTATCCCCTGGGCTTGTAGCCAGCCTGTAGGCCAATACTTGCTAGGTCTGCACCAAAAGCCGTTTATTTGGTACAAGCCGTAACTACCGCCGTTGCTATCAAATTTATTAAACGCTTTTACCTGGCACATACTTTCGCGGTAAATAATGCGCGCTACGGTGCCCATTTCCTCTAAAGGCCAGCCAACTTGTGTAGCTAGTTGTAACGCATATTGGCAATCTGTCAACGGTGCCAGCGTTGTAATTGTCGTAGTCGGTAAAGGCGTCAAACTGACCGTAACGGGGGGCGTTACAGGCAGGGCGCTAGGCGCGTTGTAAGCGTCGTAGGCGCACGCTAACCCCGTCATGCTTATAGTTACAGCCGTAAAGATTTTGGCTATTAGAAAGTTCATGCAATACCCCTTTTTTCGTCGGTCCTAAAACCGTAGTAGACGCCTAGGCGCTAGGTGGTGATACTGGTTGCAAACCTTGTAGGTATTGGGTTACAGGTTCAGGGATTTTGTCGCCAGGGTAGTAAAACCAATGCCAAGGCTCGGCTGGCATGACTTCGAGCGACCAGCCAAACGCTGGGCCGTGTTCGCACATCCAGGCCCACGTTTCGCCTTCCATGTTTGCGTAGTCAACTGCTAAACCTAAGTTGTGGCGGCTTGTGCCAGGTGCAGCTAGTGGGGCGTTGCCTGGGCGTAAGTAATACTTTTTTCCTTGCCAAGTGCGGGTAGACGCGCCCTCAATAGGTTGCAACGTGTAGCGCTGTAGAAACCCTGCGGTTTGTAACGCTGCGGACCTGTACGTATCGCCTTGCGAAATGGGTTTAAATTGTTTGATACCTGCAGCGAACGCGGCGGCTCGTAGTGCGTTGTATGCGTTGGCGGCGCGCGGGTGTAATTTGCCAAAAGGCTTTATGTCTACAAGCATATTGGCGGGTAGTTCGCCTGGGGTGATATGGCCCAGCGTGGCAGGTAATACCAGTTTTTTTACTGGCGGTACTACCACGGGTTTAGGGGGCTGGGGTGCCATTAGTTGGCTCGATAGGTTTACGCTTTAAGCCGTTAGCTGCCACAAGGCCGCTTAGTGTGCCGGTCATAAAAACAGTAAGGGTAGATAGCAAGTCGATAAATTGGGCGTCGTTTGGTGATTGCTCTAACGGTTGCGTAACAAACAATAAGCCGTAAACAAAACCTATAACGGTAAGTGCGAACGTTACGGCAATAGTGCAGCCAACGAACACAATCATACGGGCGTGCAGGTGTTCTATTTCGGCTCGTTGCTTATCCATTAGTTACCCTTTCGCATTGAACCATAGTATTACAACGGGTTAAAACGCTGTTGCGTACTTTTAACGGTGCGTTTTGTCGTGTTGTTTCGCAAGCGATAGGCACAAGCAAAAACGCCAGCAACATAAGTTTTTTAACGGTACCCATAAACTTTTAATGTGCCTGTAAACGTGCTGGCACAAGTCAAGGTAAGGCCCGTATGTTGGTTGTTCGTTGTTTGGCTTCCGCTCGAATTGGCCGCAAAACTTGACGTACCGCCAATGCCAACATAGTTACTAATAAAAGTAGTTGGCGAATTTTGTTGAGGATAGTAAACGTCGCAAGTAAAACCGCCGCCGCTACTGCCAGCCGAACCTATAACAAAATTTGAACCTGACGCCGTATAAGCCCTAGACGGGCCAGCTGTGTTGCTATTAAAGTTAATAATGTTTGCATAGTTGGTAATCGTTGCAGTACCACCAACCAAAAATTGGCACGTTATATCCGGACTACCAACCGCGCCGCCTGCCGTTAAAACAAAAACTAGTTTGTAATTGGTAAAAGCACTAGAAAAACATCCTGTAGCGGTAAGCGTTGTGGCTGCGCTATTGGTAAATGAACCCGTAGGAATTAACCCAGCGTTCGCTTGTAGCGTTGTCATTTGGGCAGCCGTCAGGACTTGGCCCGCTGTAAATGTTTGGTCTGCCATGTTTCCTACTTTATCCTAAAACGGGTTGCGGGTCTTGTATGTCTAATTTACCAAAAATTACGTCGTCTAAAACAAACTCGTGAACAATGACCGTGGCCGACGTATAAAACGTAACTCTATGGCCGTTGTTTACGTTTACTTGTATTTCGATACCCTCTACCGCTAGTTCTTGGGCTACCTGGCCGCCTGTAATTGTGTTGGTAATCGTTATAGTGTCGCCAATATCGACTAGCGCCAAGGCTTCGCGTTGTGCTGTTGTAAGCATTAAATAATCGGTTTGCACGGCGTTAAACGTGGCTTCGGGTTCGCCAACTAACAGGTAATTAGCCAGGGCTAAAGCTGCGGCGTCGTTGTGTAAAAGGCTATTGGTAATGCTTGTATTTTGAATTAGGTACTTGGCTTGGCTTGCCATGTCGTCGGCAACCTCGGGGCTTGTAGCGCCTAAATGTTGAATACTGGCCCTGTTTACGATTAGGTCCGCATTAAAAATAATTCCTAAAGAGTTGTACGGTATGTTTGTGCCGTCGTCGTGAAAATCTGCGACGCTTCCCGAAAGGGTGTTACCTACTCTTGGTTGGCTCGTTATGTCGCCTGTACGTGACATAAAAATACGGCCCTGTTCGGCTTGCTGTATTTGGTCTATATACGCTTTTACGTTTGTACCCTCGGCCACCGTGTAGGCAGCGGCACCGCCCAGCGTTTGCGTTCCCGTTTCAATGTCACGGGTTAACGCCGGATAGGCGACTTCGGGTAAGTCAAGTACGGCAGATAGGCGGGCGCTCGATATTTGCTCGCTTACGTTAAATTCGGCTAAAGCTGTTTGGGCTAGTAAATAAAAATCGTCGGCGCAATATACAGTTACGGTATTTTGGCCGCCTAATTGGTAGCTGTAATCGTAATTAACTATTTGACCTACAAATAAGGTAATAAATGTGCCAACTCCGTTATATCTGCCAAACGACACACGGCGTAAGGGTGCTAATGTAAATTGTTGGTTGGCGTCAACGTATGGGCTAGACGAATATAGCGGGTTTAGTGTGCCGCCTGCCAGGCTGTCGTTTAAGTTAAATGACATTGTCCCCGCGCTAAATTGGTCGCCTACGTCACGACGCCCGCGCTTTATGTTTACGTTTGTTGAGTATTGCAACATAGGCGCAAACTCCGTATTTCCGTCTAAAACAAATTCGGTGTTATCTAAAACGCCTGCCGTTGAGTTATCTAAACGAAAAGCATTTACGATAAAACCAGTATCTATAAATAGTTCGTAATCGCCGCTTTCAATTACTGACGTAGCCATTACGCAACCGCGATATTAGCGGGACCTGCCGCCCTGTTATACGCTCGAATAGCGTTTACTACGGCTTCGCCTATTTCGGCGCTGGTACCAATACCGCCCGAAATGTTTATATTCATATCGCCAAACCCACCAATACCTCCGAAACTGTCATTAAATGACCTACCCGACGTAATTGCGCTAACGCTTGGCCCTGCCATGCCACTATCAAACGCCGCGCCTATGCCTTTAATATCTGCCACGTTAAGCCCAGGGGTGGCTAGTCCTGTTTGTGCATAATTGAACGCCGCTTGAACGCCGTCTAAATATGCTTGTGCGTTAGATACGCCAGCACCAAACCATTTATCGGCAGCAAGTTTGCCTATCATGTCGGCGGCTGTTTGGCTGGCTTTAACAAGTGCGTTAGTTTCGTCAATGGCTGCAGAACCGCCGTTAATTAACTCGGCGGCAATAGCCGCGCCGCTTTCGCTACCTGCGTCTAAAACGGCTTGTAATGCGTCTTGGGATATACCCATTTCAATTAGACGGCCAATCATGCTGCCATAGTTTTTGGCTTGTTCTGTTTGGTCACGTAGACCGGTTAGGAAACTTGCCCCTGTTTCTTTTCCAGCATTTTTAGCGTCTGCAAAATTAAGGCTGCTACCCAGGCTGTCTGAAATGCTTTTACCAAAACCGTCAAAAGCCGATTTAGCGTCGTCGAGTTTGCTTTTAGCGTTATCTAAAGCTTTATTCATGCGGTCCGTCAATGCAGCTGCCGCGTCTTTTGTTGCCTGTTCCATTTTCTTTAAACGTTCGGCTGCTGCTGTAGCACCTTTACCAGTACCCACGCCGCTTAATAAGTTCGTTTTGTCGGCTGCGGCTTGGGCGTCCTCGGCAAGTTTTTTAGCTGCAAAACTGCTGTAGTCGGACTGTTTGCCCATGTTCTTTATGCCTAAAGCGAACTTGTCAAAACTGCCAGACAATGCGTCTACGTCTATTAAGTCGTCAAATGCTTTACCTAAAAACCCTAAAGCTTTACCAGCTTGGCCCATAGCAAAAAGGGCGGTAGCTGCAGTAACTACAGCAAATTTGTATAGCGCGTTAGCGGCTTTAGCTGCTGTAACTGCAACCTGTTTAAATGCCTCTACCATGCCAGGGCCAAAACTGCCCATTTCATATAGGGCCTGCTGCATACCTTTTACTAGACCTTTTTCGCCGATTACTTCCGCTACACGTTCAAACGCTGGCGTTACTTCATCATTAAAAAACTTTACGGCTTTTAAAAATATTGGTAAAAATGCTTGCCCTAAATTGGTTTGAATATTTTCTAGTGTTGCGCCAAGTATTTTTTGTTGTGCGGCTAGCCCTGTTGACGTGCGGCTAAAGTCGCCTTGTGCGTCGGCTGTTTGTTCAAAAATAACTTTTTGTGCAGCTAAAACTTTTTGTTGGGCGGTTAGTGCCTTGTTACCTGAATATATGCCTAGTTCGGTTGCTGCGGCTTTTAGGGTTGCGTCGTCGAGTAGTACGCCGTATTTGCGTAACGGTTCGGCTTCGCCTCGTAAAGCGGACCCCAAGGCGTTTATGGCTTCATCTACTGACGTGTTATTAAACGACGCCAAGTCGGCTGCCATAGTTACAAGGCTGGTAGAAAAGTCCGATAAATCCTTTCCAGCTAGACCGGCAGACTTACCAAAAATAGCAAAAGTGCCAGCCGCTTTAAGTGCCGACGTTTCCGAAATACCTAAAGCGCGGTTTGCTGTTTGCGCGAAATTTTCTACTTCTTTAGAAATTGCACCAAATACAACAGTATTTTTACTAATTGCTTCGTTGAAATCTGACGCTTTTTGAATTGATTTATACGCAAACGCGGCGACAGCTGCAGTAGCGCCAGCGATAGCGGTACCTGCAATTAGTGTTGACGTCTTTAAATCGCCAAACGCTTTTTGTGCTGCGTTTACGCCTTTATCGGCAAACGTCGTAATAATTGGTACGTTAATTGCCACGGCGTACCTTCAATTTTGTATTGGTTTGTTTCATTACTTTATCGACTATGGCGGTTACTTCTTGCTCGACGCCTGGCCGTGCAGCCTCTACGCCAGGTTCGGCGGCGCGTGGTTCGTAGCTGCCTTGCATTTCTAAATTAGTTACAAAACGGCCTTTAGTGCGGCGCCCTGCATGGTCCCAAATAGAGCCTGCAGCGTCGCGTTGGGTAAGTGTCAACAGCTGGTAGGGCCGTGCAGCAAAATCTATAGTTTCGCCTGATTTAAACGTAACTGTTCTAGCGCGTTGCCCTGACTTGTTGGTTTTAATAATGAAACCTTTACGGGCGCCTTCGCTACTCCATTTTGTACCGGCACGGCCTCGAATAAGATTGCCTCGCGCCATACCTGACAACGGCGGGGCTACAGGTATCAAACTGCGGGCCGCTGTCAATACAGGCGCCCCAGCGTTCTTGATGTCTTTGCGTACCTGTTTTAGGTACCCAGGTTCAATTTCTTTAAGCGCTTTCATGGTTTCTTGAATACCTTTAATTTCTAAAGTATTTTCCAAGGTTGCCATAGGGTTTACTTTCGTTGTTTGTTGTTGTCTGATAATACAGCAACAACGGTAGCCAAGTCGTCTATGTCAAAAGGTACTGACGGGGGCCACCACGATATCGCTACCAACAGTTCGGCAAGTTGGCGCCCGTGGGTGCCCCTTACATGGGGTTTGCGGTCTCGGTGTCTACTACTTCAATGTTGGTTAGGTTTTTTACGAACGTATCAAATTCGCTAGGTACAACAATTTTGTTTATTTTAGACGCTTCGTATGCCATAAAAGCTAAGTCCTCGACGCCGATACCTGCGGCCATGTCCGACGCTTTACGTTTGTATTTGCGTTCCCACATAACAATTACGTAAAGGTTTGTTACGACCTCATAGGTGTTGTCTGCGGTTTCTACTTTTAATGTGAGTTTCATTTTCTGCCTTTTGTGTCGGGCCTTTTCAGGCGGTTAATTAAACTTCAACGACGCTATACACTCCGCCCGTAAATGTGACGCTAATTGCGCCTAAAGTTCCCAACGCCATTTCGTAGGGCAACGCTTCAAGGTATGCGCCTGTAAGTGTCATAGTTGGATTAGTTGCGGTGCCCGGGCTTGTTGCGCTTGGTGACCAAGAAACTGTCGTTTGTGTGCCAACCAAATTTTTTAAAGCTACATAAGTTTCGTTAGCGGCAAAAGAAAGATAAAGGTCAAGGGTCAACGTTGAGTTTTCAAGGCCTGCGGTGTAGACACGTGAACCCGAACCAAAGGCGGTGCTTTCCAACGCCTCGATAGTGCGCGTAAAAGTAAGGCCGTTACATTGGTCCTGCAACGAAATTGCATTAACCGTTACGTTCGGTGATGATAAATAAGTTGATGTCGCCATGAGTGTTACTCCTCGTTTGTGTCTGTCTTAGTTTTAGCACCTTTAGGCGCCTTAACGGTGGATTGTTCTATGAAGCCGCCTGCTACCAGCGCCTCAACGTTAACGCCGTCTACTGGTTCGTATGTATCGCCTGGGGTACCTACGCGGGGGCTAATAATTGTGTATTTCATGTTGTACCTATTCTAGGCGGTTGCCTGGGCTTGTAGGGATATGGTCAAGTCGTAGGCGGGTAGTTCGCTGCCGCCGATTACTGCAACAGTTGGGCGCCCGTCGGTTACGCCAATTTTTTTGGTAATAACCTTGCTAGCCAAGTTAAGTAGTGACCGTTGCGCGTCAAGGTTGCCCGGCCCCAGCGTAATTATGCGTACGGGAAACGTAATATCTACAACGTTGTTGGCAAACACGGTAAAAGTAGGCGCGTCAATAAACGCACAAGGCGGTACAAGGTTACGGGGGTCTGTTACTACCTGTAGGCCTGTAATGGTCGTTAGCGACGCTGCCAAGTCGTCTAGCGCTTCGTTTAACAGGTCTGTAAAAGCAACAGGCATTAGGCAACCTGCGGGCGTGGAATACCTAAGAGCTGTTTAATCATTGGCGACAAGCCAACGCTATTACCTGCAGGTAGTCCGTCGAAACTAGCGAAATCCGTAACAGCGCCACGCTGTCTATACAGAAAACCCCCATAGGCAATAGTGCCCAGGGTGACGCTGTTACTTGGGCTTGTGCCTTTTGCGTCTATGTATCCGCTTTCTAAACGGCGTTGAAAACAGAAATCGTTTGCAGCTGCAGCGCATTGAGTAAGAAACGCGGTATCGAGTGCCGACGCGGTGCCTATGCCGAGCCAGTCCTCGACTTGTTGCGCTGTAACCCATGTGCAAGAAATAGTGCCTAGCGTTACGGTTCCTGTTGCCGTGGTGCGCGTAACGTTGGCGGCTGTTTTTGCATACAGAATTTGAAACGGTACGGGTACCTCGTAATTAAAAAGTAAATCGCCGTATTCATCTACGCCAATAAACAAGTATTCGGGTACGTCTACAACGGATACCGTGCCGTTAAAAGTGGCGTCAACGCCTGCCACAACAATAGACGCGCCTACATACACTTCGTTAGGTGTAAGCGTTTCTAAAACTGCGTAGTTGTCTATTAGCGTTTTATGCGCTAACTGGTATACCTGCGTCATGGCGGTAAGGCCGCCTTTCGGTTAGACGAACTTAACGAATTTTGTAGCGTCTGCCATAAACGCCGCTGCGAACCCTCTGTAGGCGATGGTCCTGCCCAAAGTAGACGGTACGTCCACACTAATTGCGCCCCGCTGCTGTTCGTAAAATTCGAAGCCTGCAGCTGGTCCAGCTGCGTGGCCCATAAATGAACCTGGCGCGTTTTTATCAACTACTAAAACAAGGCCTAGCGGGTTGCCGTTCCAACTGTTAGCCGACAACTGGCCTGGCGCGTTCATAGCCCCAATTTGTGGAAATACTGGTCGGCCTGTGCTGTCAACTAATGCGCCTAACGTAGCCCACGTACCAGGTGTTACAACCATGTGCGTAGGTAGGTAGTTGCTGTTAATTGAAATTTGGCGGGCGCCTTCGTAAATTGCTGCAATCCAATCGGCAGGGTCCGACGTGTCGGCAACAGCGCTGGTTTGTGTAATTGCTGCATGGCAAGTATCTACCGCGTAGTTGTCTGTTGCTTGACCGTAAGCAATAGCCAACTGGTCTAGAACAATGTTAATCGAAGCGGGGTCACTCCACGAAATATCTTGTTCGGACATTGTAACGAACGTACCAAAAGTAAGTTTATTTACGTTGTTATTTGCAACCGTAACAGTTGACGGGTCCAGCTGGTTTAGTTGGCCTACTGGCTGCTGTGTTACCACGGGCCTTACTGTGATGACTGGTCGACGAAATGTTGCGCCGCTTTCAGGCATGGCTTTAGCGCCAATAGCCGACACAAAAGGCCTAATAGGGTTAAGTCCGTCGTACACGGTGCCAGTAATGATTTCAGGCAAAATACCTGGGGTATCGGCTGTAGTAATGTTCGGTGCTGCAGCTTGTACGCGTGCGTTCATTTCTGCAAGTACGCTGCCACCTTGTACCGACGCGGCAATAAATTCTGCAGCGGTTGGCAACTTAAAGGTACGGGGCTGTGCGTAAACAACTGGCGCTACGCTTGCGGCCTCGATAACGGCTGGTGTTTCTGTTGGCTGTGTCATGGTGTCTAACTCCTCGTTAGGTGTTTCGGTTTCTATGATATCTATTTCTACGGGTTCTTGTGGGATACCCTGCGACGCGGCTACGCGGTCTACTGACGCGCCAGCAAAAGCGCCAAAAGGCACTAGCGAAAGTTCTTGAAAATCGGCCATTTCTATAATCATTGTGCCTTTTTCGTCGTAACTAAAACGGGTTGGGTTTACGCCAACACTTACCGCGTCGAGTACGCCGTCGGCTGCCAATACCAGCGCCTCATCACCTAAAGCGGTTTCGCTTATGCGCGCTTCATACATCATGCCGCCTTGTGTATCAACCAAACTTGTTAAAATTCCTACGGCCTTGGTGCTGTCATGTCCTAGGTAAAGCTTGGGCATTTTGCCGCCTGCGTTTAAACTTCCTGGTAAAAACATAACTTTTGTACCGTCATTTACCGTCGCTTCAACGTTATACGGAAGCGCAAGGCCAGCCAAGGTACGGCGTGGCATACCGTTTGGGCCTGCGGCGTCTAGCGTTAATTCTTGTTGCACTAATCTAAGCATTTGGCATTACTCCTACCTCTTCAACTTCTGCGGGTGTGTCATATTCGGATAAATAAGTTTCGCTTAGATAATCCTCAATATCAAACTTTACATAAGTACCACGCGGTAAAACGTTACCCATTGACAAGGTTTCGGCTATGCAATCCATAAACAATTTGGCGCCAAACATATACAAGTCTTGGCGCGCCTGGGTGCTGTTTTGGTAACTGTAACTTCCAGTAGCGACGCCCAAAAGGTAAGGGGGGCAATTTGCGAGCCTGGCGATTTCGAGTGCTTGGTACTCACTAGCCTCTACCAACATTTGTTTACTGGCGTCGCTGTTTGTTTCGGTGTAAGTAACAAATTCATTTAAAACAGCTACAGAATTTGTAAGACGTGCCGCTTCGAAAGACTGCCCGAGTTGCTGTAATTCCTGTTCGCTTAAAGGCTCGCCCGCGACCTGCCGTAAAACGCCAGTTGGCAAAAGGCTAGAACTGTTGCGTAGCCTTGCCTGCTCGAGCTTAAGTGATGTCAAAATTGCGTTAGGACTTGTGTATAACAAACCTTGTATAGGGCTAATAAATTGCACGACGTCGCGGTGGTCAATCGGTAAACCGCTAAACATAATTTGTTTAGACGGCGCAAAAAAAACGGGACCGGACTGGTCGGTGGTGGTACACATTGCGGAAGGCATGCGCTGGAAGGATTTTGGGTATCCGTCGGAACTACGCTCGGTAATGTAAAGGAAAGCCCGCTGCGTAAAAAACAAATCGTCGAATAACCAAGCAAGCGTTGTGCTATTTGGTAGCGACGGGTCAAGCTGCCTAGTCCAGGCGCGCGGCGCAATTTGAATTTGCTCTAGTTCGCGGCTAACAGGGTTCCACATTTCGTTATACATTGACAACGGCGTACAGCCAATAACTGACGCCAACAAATCGCGCGCCCTAGTAATGGCAGGTACGGCCATAGCGCGTTGGCGGTTATTGCCTTGCGTAAAAGCGTAAAAGTTTTCTAGTTGTGACGCGCCAACATTTGAACCAGCGGCAGCGGCTTTAACCGTTGTACCGATAGCGGCCTTGTTTACCTTGTTAAATAACGCCATGCGTTTAGTCTGCCATATCTGCTAAAAGTTTGGTGGCACTACCCACGGTGAAGCGGTCTATTCTTTTCCCGACGAAAAGGTAAGCCGTCGCGGATAGTGCCAACAAGATATTAGCGTGAAACGTTAATTACTAGCGGTTTGCCCACTAG